TATGTATATATTTATTAATTAATATATAATTCTGTATGTATTATATATTCATTAATTTTATATTTATATAATTATTTTACATTTATTATTTGATTTGTAAGTGAAAGTGAATTTTTTTAAATATTTTTTAAATATTTTTTAAAACCTTTTTTAAAACCTTTTTTAAATACTTTTTTAAAACCTTTTTTAAATACTTTTTTGAAAACCTTTTTTTAAAAATTGATTTTAAAATTGGTATAAAGTGAAATAATAATTATAAAGTAACTCGCGCATTACTTTTGGATACTTGGATATTAATGAAACCGGCATCATCACTTGAGAATGTGAAAAGAAAAATTATAATTAAAAAGAAAGTTTCAACGACACCAGCAGTGGTGTCGTCATCTTTATCGTTTCGACTCATTGATTTCAATATATACGATATGAAAGAAAACGAAGCAGAGATTCAATCAACAACTGAAAAGCAAGAGCAACAACAGCAACAGGTATACGAAACCGGATTTCCCAACGGGTCGTCGTATTACAATAAAAAAATGGTGATTCAAATTTTTGGAATTAATGAACTGGGGGAAACATGCACTCTGTTTGTGGAAGACATGCGGCCGTTTTTCTATGTACTAGTTCCTGATAATTGGAACGAGTATAGCAAAAAAAATTTTGTGAATTTTATTGTTAGACACTTGCGTCTTGGTGATGGCATGGTTATAAAAGACAAGTGTGCCATTATAAAAAGGAAGAAATTATACGGTTTTGATGGTGGGAAACAACACAATTTTGTAATATTATATTTTAAAAATCTGGCTGTAATGAACAAGGTGAAAAATCTTTGGTATATTTCGTCTGAAAACAAATTTGATTTGAATCCCGATGGTTATAACTATTGCGGCACGTCATTAAAAATTTACGAATCTAATATTCCTCCACTTTTGCGCTTTTTCCACATCAATGAAATTAGCCCGTCTGGGTGGGTGGAGTTTTCAAAAAGCAGCGCAGTAGAAATTGAATCGTCGAAAAAAACGACGTCGTGCGTGTATGAGTTTGTCATTAGCATGCGGGACATACACTCCCAGCCCACAAAAGAAACCCCAGTTCCTTATAAGATTTGTAGTTTTGACATTGAAGCAAGTAGCAGTCATGGTGATTTTCCACTGGCAATTAAGACATATAAAAAACTTGCAACAAATATTGTGGATGTTTGTACGTGCATACAAAATGATGATGGATTTATTACAAATGAACTGATTGAAAAAATGATTTATGCGGCGTTTTTGGGTAAATCTTGTGATAACGAGTACATTGATCAAAGTATCCAGAAGGTATACGTGAAACGAAAGCTATTTGAAAAACAAATAAAAACTCTCTTTGCAAAATTTATGGTGGAAAAAATAAAAAATCTAAGTGATGAAAATGCAAATGGCAACGCAGAATATGCAAACACGATTGAAGCCATGTTTGAGAATATTGGAAGAAAAAATGCGGCAGAATTTGCGAAAAATAGTGAGAATAATGACGGCGATGACAGCGTTGATGACGATGACGACGACTGCAATTGTGATAATGATAATGATAATAATGACAATGGAATTATGATGAACATTGTTGAAGAGGTTGTGTTATCAAAACGTTCTCAGACGTCATCTTCTAAATCGCAGTCGCATTCGGTTGATAAAGATATTACAGTATTAAAATTATTACAATCGACTGTTATAAGTCGAGAAATGAAAATAACATATTTGAATACTGCTCTTTCAAGTGTATTTCCAGAAGTGGAAGGAGACAAGACAACTTTCATTGGTTCAACGTTTTTAAAAATGGGAGACGAGCGTCCTTATTTGAATCACTGTTTAACAATTGACACGTGTGACGATGTTGCAAACTCTGAAATACAAGCGTGCGATTCTGAGCGCGACATGTTGTTAGAGTGGACGAAACTAATACAACGCGAAGATCCCGATATTATTATTGGTTACAACATTTTTGGTTTTGATTATAATTTCATGTTTCACCGCGCGTTAGAGAATGACTGTGCCGAAGATTTTCTAAAGCTCTCAAGAAATAAACAGCAAGTGTGCGGACAAGTTGACCCAGAAACAAATAAACTCACAATTGAAGAAAGCAGTATTGTTATTGCAAGCGGGCAACATAATCTGCACTACATAAAAATGACCGGAAGGGTTCAAATTGACATGTACAATTATTTGCGCCGAGATTATAACATGACGTCATACAAGTTGGATTATGTTTCTGGTTACTTTATAGGCGATGGTGTCAAGAGTATTCAACACGAAAAAAATGAATTGGGTGAGGACATTACAGTTGTTAAAACCGGAAATGTTATGGGTTTGGATGTGGGAAGTTACATTAATTTTGAAGAGACGAGCAATTCTACAGAATCATACAAGGGCGGCGATAAATTCAAAGTCATTCGTCTTGATATTGTAAATAAAACATTTGAAATTGCAGGAAAAGAGATGCCCAATATGGAAAAAAAAGTTCGATGGGGGCTATCAAAAGATGATGTTACGCCGCAAGACATTTTTAGAATGACAAATGAAGGTCCATCCGAACGCGCAGTCATCGCGAAATATTGTATTCAAGATTGTAACCTGGTTCATCATTTAATGCGAAAAATTGATGTGTTAACCGGATTTGTTGAAATGGCAAATATTTGCAGTGTACCCATAAGCTTTCTCGTGTTTCGCGGCCAAGGAATTAAACTCACAAGTTTCATTGCAAAAAAATGTAGCGAAAAAAATACGCTTATTCCGGTGTTGGACAGAAGATTTGGCAATGAGAGTTATGATGGCGCAATTGTTTTACCTCCGAAATGCGACTTATATTTAGATAATCCGGTGGCATGCGTTGATTACTCGTCGCTGTATCCCTCGTCGATGATCAGCGAGAATTTGTCACACGACAGCAAAGTGTGGACGAAAGAGTATGATTTGAATGGTGACATGGTTAGGTCGACGGGTGAAACGAATGAGGTGGGGGAATTTATTTATGATAATTTGTCGGGGTATCAATACGTGGACGTGGAATATGATACGTATATTTGGAAAAACAACGCGAGAGGTAAGGCAATCAAAACGGTAAATGGGAAAAAGGTGTGTCGATTTGCGCAGCCACTGATGAGTGATAATGGCACTGTTTCTGGAGAAAAAGCAATCATGCCTTCCATTTTGGAGGAACTGCTGGCCGCAAGAAGCGCAACGCGAAAACTAGCTTCAAAGCAGACGGATGATTTTATGAAAAATGTGTTGGATAAGCGTCAGCTGGGTTATAAAGTAACGGCAAATTCGCTATATGGCCAATGCGGTGCAAAAACGAGTTCGTTTTATGAGATTGATGTTGCAGCATCGACGACTGCTACTGGAAGAAAGCTTCTACTCTATGCCAAGCGTGTGGTAGAGGAAACATACGGAAACTCCGAATGTCAGACGAGTTATGGTCTCGTAAACACTAGAGCTGAGCACGTATACGGGGACAGTGTGGCAGCATATACTCCAGTATATATTCGGTTTTGCGGCGCTATTGATGTTTGTACGATAGACGCGCTTGCAGAAAAATACGGAGTAAACTCTAATAACTGGACATATTGTAAAGAAGATGGAAAACAAACCAAGCAGGTTTGCGAAATGATGTGCGGCGTGGAAACGTGGTCGGAAAAGGGGTGGACTCGTCTTCATCGCGTAATTCGACATGTTCTTGCCCCCCATAAAAAAATGATGCGGATTGTTACTCACACAGGAATTGTTGATGTTACCGATGACCATTCTTTGATCCTAGAAAGTGGCGAAGAGATTTCGCCAAAAAATGTGCAAATCGGAACAAAATTATTACATCATGCGTTGCCGGAGCTGACGCATACAAATGCAATATCATCTATAACTGTTGAACAAGCTAGAAGAATGGGATCATCATTTGCTGAAGATCATGATGAACAAAAAATTATACCATCAATTATTATTAATAATACACAAGAAGTTCGAGAAAGTTTTTGGAATGGTGCCGAGTTGAAAAATGGATACTACACTCATGTTGACCAAAAAAATCAAATCAGTGCTGCATGTATATGTTTGTTGGCTCAAAGTATTGGATGGAAAACATCATTGAACACGTACACACATTCAGACAAAATTGAGTTGACAATGACAACATGCACTCAAAGTAAATGCACCGATTCTATTAAGAAAATAATGACATCATTACCTGTTGAAGATAATCAATATGTTTATGATTTAACCACCGACAATCATCATTTTGCAGCTGGAATTGGAAACATGATTGTTCATAATACGGACTCTGTATTCTTCACATTCAACTTGTCGAATAAAGACGGAACGCCGATTCGCGGGAAGCAGGCGCTTGAAATTACAATTGAGCTTGCGCAACAAGTGGGCGAGTTGGCATCATCATTTCTAAAAGCTCCACACTCGCTAGTGTATGAAAAATCGATCATGCCGTTTTGTTTGCTTCGGAAAAAAGGGTATGTGGGTATATATTATGAGACCGATGCAAACAAGGGGTCGAGAAAAAGTATGGGTATCGTATTGAAACGTCGAGATAATGCGCCAATTGTAAAAGATGTATATGGTGGAATTATAGATATTTTAATGAAAGAGCAAGACACAGGACGCGCTATTTCATTTTTAAAAAATTATCTGCAGGAATTAGTAAATGAACGAATTCCTTTGGAAAAACTTGTAATTACAAAATCGCTAAATTCTAATTATAAAAACCCACAGCAAATAGCTCATAAAGTATTGGCCGATCGCATGGGGCAGCGCGATCCTGGCAATAAACCGAGCGTCGGAGATCGCGTTCCATTTGTGTATATAAATAATCCTGATAAAAAAGCGCTGCAAGGCGATCGTATTGAACATCCGACGTATATGAAACATAATGGAATTAAACCAAATTACACGTTTTATATAACAAATCAAATTATGAAACCGGTTCAACAGCTGTTTGCTCTTGTATTGGAAAAGATTCCCGGTTTTAAACGCCGCCAAGAAACATTTAAAGATAGAATAGAGTTTGAAACAAGTCGAATTGGCAGCGATAACCAAGAAGCGCTTCAAAAGAAAATAACAGAGTTGCGACAAAAAGAGGTGAAAATACTGCTATTTGATGAATTCTTAATTCAGGCAAACAATACTGCGAATAAAAATCAAAGCATCAAGGATTTCTTTAAAAAAGTGTAGTGGCATAAGATAATAATTTTGAAATACAATATATAGAGATTGAGACAATTGATAATCTTGCAATATATAATTTTTTTTTATTGATGGGGTGTTTCTTATTATCGTCAACGACAATACTAGGGTCTATTTTTCCGAATGCATCTTCTACTTTATGGTCGGTTGTATAAATCATATTAAAAAAAGTTTTCCATTCCGAGTTAATATATTCATACCATTCTTCCATGGACTTATATTTTTCATAATCTTGTTCATAAACTTTACTATAATAAACAAATGCATTCAGATTTTTTACTGCTATCATTTTTTTTTCGTTGAAAATATTATCTTTACCGTGGGTAATAACAAACTGAATCGGTGAATTCGTTTTATAAGAATAATAAATGCTGCCTTTTTTTAAATCACAAGCATAATCGTGCCCATGACGACGAGTTCCTTCCGGGTAAATTAAAATATTTCGATTGCTTTCTTGAATATGTTTCAATAGTTTTTCAAACTTGTTTATATCCGTTTTTCCTTGTCTTCTAACAAAATATTCAAGATGTCTTGACATTAATTTTAAAATATTTCCTCCTGGAATAGCAATAGCAATTAAAAACCGGGACATAAAAACTCCAGTATTATGTACAACTATAGAGTCAATGCTAAAATCGCTAAAGGTTCTATGATTAGCTAAATAAATCATATTTTTTTCATGTGAAACTGTATTTGATGTCATTCTATAAAGCGAAGTTTCAAATACTTTATAAAGAATATAATTATATTTTTGTAAGAATTCAATTTCACTTTTTATTGTAAAATCGAATAGTAATTTGAATGGTATCAAATTGATATACAAGTATATTTTTATTAAATTAAATTTCAAAATAAAGAAGTTTAAGTTTATTAACTGTTTCATTGTTTATTATTATTATATTATACTATTTAAATAATTTAAATATTATAATAATAATATTTTTTTTGTAATTTTAATATTTGTAATTTAAATATTTGTAATTTTAATATTTGTAATTTAAATATTTGTAATTTAAATATTTGTAATTTAAATATTTTTAATTTAAATATTTATTGTTAGTTGAAAATTCATCAAAATGGTTTACAAGAATAGAAACAACATATCAAAGAACCAAATAAACCACATAGACAAGTTTTTACACAACCTGAATTTTCAAAACTTGGATGTTCTTGGTGTTCTAGGTCTTGTTGATTTACGTTATATTCTGGATTGTCAAAGTTTACATAATAATTACTTGAATTTGCATATGCATATGATTTCATTGTGTAATATGAAAATGGTTTCGTTGTGTCTTTTATAAATACTGGAAGAGTTGCTGGTTGTGGTCGAGGTTCTGTATATTGAAGCCGAGCATATAGTTGATCACTTGTTAATAACGGGGGGTCTGATAACCTTGATGGAAAATTCAATGTGGTATCTGTATATAATGTATTCAATCGACAAACGGGTTCATTATAGTTGTAATTAATATAATTATCATTCATGAATAAAATTAAATTAATGGTATATTAATTTCTTGTTAGAGTAGTATATAAAATACATATATTATTAAATTTTTAAATTTTTTTATTAATCATTAAATGATAATTATAAAAAAATGATTGATCACCCCACTGAACTATAATCCGAGTCGTCATAATTATTTTCATTATTTGATTGTGAGCGATAAGGTTCTTCATTGATAATATTATTATAAATTGTATTTATATTTTCATTTACACTTTCATCTTCGTGACCGCCAATGTCAATAGTTTGTCGACACATTGGACAAGTTGAATTTGAATCTAACCATCGAAGCAAGCTGTATGGATTGAAATTGTGCTTGCAAATATTAATTTGCATAACACAATCAATAATATCAAATTGAACCTGTGATATGGGACATACGTCATTTAACGGGTTCGTTATAGTGCAGTATGGAATAATTTTTGTTTGCTGTTGTATGACATCATAATTTAAATTTTGATACCGCGAGTCATTTTGACGCGAACGCGCATTAAGTTCTCTGTCAATAATTTGTGTATAATAAACAAGAGAATCATTAAATTGGGGCGTATCTATAAAGTTCAACAAGTTAAACCCATTTAATATCGATGCTGCAGATGATGCTGGTCCCGTACCCGATGTTGATACAGATCCTGATCGTGTATGTAAAATTGGCGATAGTGACTGTAAACGAGGAGGAGGAGGAGGAGGTGGAGAAGAATCGGGTGTTTCTAAATGTATTCTTGGTCTTGGCGATGACGACGACATGGAGTGCGAATTCGACCGTTGAAAATGTGATGGAGGTAGAGGTGGAGGTGGAGGTGGTGATGGAGATGGCGATGACGGTGATTGATTAGTTGCACCAGATACTCTTCTGGGACCAAGTGGTATAGGCAAACGATATCTCACAAAAGTTGAAGCAAAAGGTGGCGTTGAAGTTGGGGCGTGTTGTTCATCTGAGTTGTTTTCTCGTTGTTGTTGTTGTTGTTGTTGTTGTTGTTGTTCTTGAAACAAAGAAACATGGCCCTGTATTTGAGGTAAAGGGTTACGTGGTTCTGTAAGAGGTTGTAATCGGCTTGTTAAACGCACCGGAGTTGGTATTTGAATAGATGGTGTTGATTCTGAATTATAATTTTGAGGTCGAATACGTATTGGCGCATCGGGCATTTGTGGAGTTGCTCTACGAGATAAAATTGGCGTCTCAAAGGTAATGCCAGAAGTTGCTGTTGCTGTTGTTGGCACGGTTGCTCTTGCTGCTGTTTCTGTTTCTGTTGTTGGCACGGTTGCTGTTGCTGCTGTTGGCACGGTTGCTGTTGTTGCTGTTGGCACGGTTGCTGCTGTTGGCACGGTTGCTGCTGTTGTTGCTCTTGCTGTTGGCACGGTTGCTGCTGTTGTTGCTGTTGTTGGCATTGTAAAATTTAAACTCCTAAATATAATACGATTATTTATAGTTCTAATCAATCCGTTTTCAAACGTCATATAACCATTCAGTATGTCTCTTGACATTGTTAAATATGAATTTACTAAATTCAAATAAACGTCATCTGTATTATTACTGTCGACTGAATTATTAATTTGATTATTCATTTGAATAATATTTAATTAAAATATATTTTATATTATATACAATTTATTATTTATTATTGTTTATCTTTTAATTATTATATTATTTACCTTTTTATTATTATAGTTATTATAGTTAAATTTAAATTATTTGTTGTTTACATACCTACCACATGATATATTATTATGAATGATATTAAAGATTTAAATAAATACAATATTAATAAATAAAATTAAAAAAAATCATTACATAAATTAACAATAATGAGTCAAACATTGTTATCGCATTCAAAAAAAATGAATATACATGAAAAATATAATGACAGAGGTTTGACCGGTCTTGCAAATTTGGGAAATACTTGTTTTATCAATGCTTTATTGCAAATTATCTCTCACACTTATGAACTGAACAATTTATTGGATGGGGAAGAATGTAAATCCAAGTTGAACAAGTGCGTTGATTCTGAATTATTGCTTTCGTGGGATGCGTTGCGGTTGTTAATGTGGAGTGAAAACTGTACAATTTCACCGGGAGGATTTATACATGATATTCGTAAAATATCAAAACATAAAAAGAACAGCATGTTTGCTTCAATGTCTCAAAATGATATGCCAGAATTTTTGACATTTCTGTTTGATATTTTTCACAACGCCCTTAAACGAAAAGTTTCAATGACGATTGATGGTCGTCCAAGAAATAAGAGAGATAAAATGGCAAAGTTGTGTTATGAAATGATAAAAAAAACATATACTTCAAATTATTCTGAAATTTTTAAGACATTTTATGGGATTCACGTTTCGACACTTTCATCTGAGAATCCAAAAGATGAATACGATTATTTGAGCATTCGCCCAGAACCGTTTATGATTATTAGTTTACCAATTCCGCGCCGAAATAACGACTGTGATTCTAGAGAATCGTCGGTGCCGCTCATGGATTGTTTTGATTTGAACTGCGAGAGAGAGTATTTAGAAGGGGAAAATGCATGGTTTAATGAGAATTTAGGAAAAAAACAAAATGTTTACAAACGTTTAGTGTATTGGAGTTTACCGGATATTATGATATTGGATATTAAACGGTTTGAATATAGCCCCGACACATTTTCATATGTAAAAAATCAAACGGCGATAAGAATTCCACTTGAAAATGTAGATTTTTCAAAATATGTAGAGGGATATAGTAAAGAAAGTTATGTTTACGACCTTTACGGAATTTGTAATCATCATGGCGATGAAAATTTTGGACATTACACTTCAACCGTAAAAACTTCGAATTCAAAATGGTATAATTTTAATGACACAAATGTTAAGGAAGTGTCAATACATACGAGTGAAATTATTGGAAATACTCCGTACTGTTTATTTTATAGAAAAAGACCTTTTACAACAAATGTTAAACATTAATAATATAAAAATAATATTATAATATATAATTAATTTAATTAATTAATATTGTATAAATATAGTATATATTTAACATAATGGATTTTTCTTATAATTCTATTAGCGGAATTAATACTGATCCTACCGTATATTTAAAAGAAATTATAACAAAAAATGGAAGGCAAGATAGTCAATTAAATGCAGATACGAAAGTGTATTTATTAATTGCTCTTGTTGTCATTATTATTATATACGGAATACTTTTTGCAATTTTAGGAGGCGGTAAAAAACTTGGTGATGCAGGAGCCGGAGCCGGAGATTCTTCCGGATCGTCGTCAAATCTTGGACTTAAATTTTTCGAGGTATTGTTATGGTCAATTTTTATAGTTTTAATTTTATTAAATGGATTTCAATATTTTTTTAATGTTAATTTAACAACTAGGTTTATTAATTTTTTTACCGAAACGCCGAAACTAGAAGTAACAATGAATGTTCCCGAAGATGAGCCGGTTCAGGAATTGAAAATTAAAAAAGAGGTATTTAATGTACCTGATAACACATACACGTATGACGACGCAAAGGCGGTGTGTGCAGCATATGGTGCAAAACTTGCGAGTTATGATCAAGTTGAATCTGCATATCAAGACGGTGGAGAATGGTGTAATTATGGATGGTCTGACAACCAAATGGCTCTTTTTCCAACTCAAAAAGAAACGTGGGAAAAATTGCAAAAAATTAAAGGACACGAACACGATTGTGGACGACCCGGGATAAATGGGGGGTTTATTGATAATAAAGATGTTCAATTTGGCGTAAATTGTTATGGATATAAACCTCTCATTACTGCTGCTGAGACACAACAAATGCAAAATGCTCCAATATATCCTCAAAATATGAAAGATATTAAGCAACAAAAACGCGTTGACTATTGGAAAAAACGAATTCCTGAAATTATGCTTTCACCATTTAGTCATTCTAACTGGTCCATTATCTAAAATATCTAAATACAAATAATTTTTTAGTTATTTACTATTTATTTAATATCATATTCATTATATTATTTATCATATTATTTATCATATTAATAAATTTCGTTGATAAAATTATCTTTAATAAATAAACACATGTTTGTAAATTAAAATATTTAATATTAATAATAATATTAATAAATATTAATAAATATTAATATTAATTAGTCAAAAAAAATGTCAATCAGTTACAATATTATTAATGATCATGAAAATAGTAAAATAAAAGAAAGAATTTCGCCAAATAATAAACTTTATTTAAAAAGATTAATCCAAAATGTTCCAAATATTGAAATTCGTTTTTTTGGAAGTATAACAAATTTTACATATTTTGAAAATAATAGCGATGTAGATTGTTGCATTATTTACCCTGATGAAAGTTCAAGAATGAAAGTTATTCAATTTATTACAGATGATTCAATAGAATTTCATATAAAACGTATTACGTTTCAGCAAGTAAAGTTGAGTCATCCCGCCTACAATCATGAATTTAATGATGTCTATAGTGTTTTTTTTGATAATCGAGATAAAATTGACTTTAACCTTGTTCATAGTCACGTGGGACCAATTTTACAAAAACAACACCACATAGGTATAGTATTCCTTTTTTTTATATATATTTTAAAATGGTTATATTATCATTCAAATATTATTTCAAAGGATATCTTTAGACATTTGAAATCAGTAATGTTTAATATAAAAGATTATCATTTGAATAATATTTCAGTATTTCGTTCCAATAAAGAGAGTATTAAAGATTTGTAGTTTGTAGTGATTATAATTTATACTGCGCCGGAGTTCTTAATGAGAGCGTTCTAGCCATCTCATCGCGATAACAGTCGAATGCAAGCGTAAAACTGAATTCGTCACTAAAATCAACCAGTGTTCCGTCATGATACCTGAATTTAACTTTTACTTTACTAAGACGTTCAAGTGGTGGGAAAAAAGTGGTCAGATTTTGAATCAGCCCGTTTCGAGAATCAAAATATTGCGTATTTGGGAATCCCAGAATCGGTATTTTAGCAAAAAATGAATTAACAATACCATTATACGTATTATTTATTAAACCGTTGGTATTATGCGGATATGGTCTTAGCTCGTCAGCTTGATTGCATTTATCTAATTCCATGTAAAAATTGGTCTCTCCGACGATATTAATTTTATTAGGTGCATTTATATAGTATCCGCTTGCTCCAAGCCAATAATAATTCGGGTCTCCAATATTTAAATATGTTAAATTATTGAATGATGGATCTGTCTGGGTATTAGTTGTTATATTTGAAGAATATTCTTGTTTTTCAAATCCTAAATAACACGGAAGCCCCCATTTTCCATTTTGGCACAATGGCGTAGTTGCATTCTTTTGAGAAACCCAGTATTGTGACCCCCCCTGATTTTGATTTATTTGTGAGCATAATCGCTCATAATCAATAACTGCATCAAAGTTTAAACTAAATGGGTCCACTTTATTTCCAAACTGTAATTTTTGTGTAACTTCATTATAAACAACAACAAAATTATTATATCCTGCGGAATATTGTGATGTATAAAAATTTAGTTTATTTGTCAACTCATATGCAAGCTGTCTTGATGTATAAAACCCCTCATTTATCGTGACTATTATATAATTTGACGTAACGCTTGGAATCGAAAATAAAAATTTAGTATTAAAATAATTATTTTTAAATGTATAATTATTCGATGGGAAATTACACTCGACGAGGCGAATTGTTTCAACATTTAAAAGTTGTTGCGGTAACGTAATCTCAAATTGTGCTCGATTTTTCCAGTGACATTGGTCGCGATCTTCTGAAGAAATTGAAACCAGTTTGCGATCCAACATATATGTTTGCTGTCTCGCTATTAATGGATGGTCTGATTGCGCGTTGAACATTTTTATACTAAAAAAAACACTTATACTATTATATTATAATTAATTATAATAGTTAATTCTTTTTAATTCCTTAATTACATTTTACATTTTACATTTTACATTTTACATTTTACATTTTACATTTTTTACATTTTTTACATTTTTTATTTTTTCATATAAAAATAAAAATTGAAAATTTTAAAAGTATGATTATAATCATCACACACAACGAGTCAAATACAATCAAACAACACTATAACAATGTCTGCTACTACCGCATCTACTAGTCAATCTTCAACGCAAGCTATGATTCAGGGTCATTTGTTCAATCCTGAAACGGATACTAAATATTCCAAGTGCAAGACAAATGCAAGTGGAGGTAAGAGTGTCGGAATTTATAACACATCCTCAGGACAGTCACTTTTCATCGGGACGCCTCTTCTCATGACGTGGGGCATTCAAGAATACACGGATGACAAAACAGGAAAGGTTTCGTATGAAATGTCACTTCAGTTTCCAAATGACGACTTTGAAACGGAAGAAACAAAGGCGTTTCTTCAAGCAATGGCCGGCTTTGAGCGCAAACTCAAAGCAGATGCACTCACAAATTCAAAGGAATGGTTCGCAAAGCCCAAGATGACCTCCGACGCGGTTGAGGCGTTGTTTACTCCTATTCTCAAGTTCCCAATGGACAAAGTGACTTGTGAAAAGGACCTGAGCAAAAAACCAACAATGAGGATCAAGGTGCCTTTCTGGCAGGGTAAGTGGGAAGGCGTTGAAATTTACGATGTCGACAGGAACTGCCTGTTTCCTTGCGGTTCAGATTCAGATGTGACGCCCAAGGAGATCATCACAAAATTGTCACACATGAAGACCATGCTGCAGTGTGGTGGAATTTGGTTTGCAAATGGAAAGTTTGGAATCACTTGGCGTCTTGTTCAAGGAATGATTCAACCTCGCCTTTCAATGCGTGGTAAGTGTCACTTGTCTTTGAGTTCATCTGATAGTTCAAAGCTTCAAACCGAAGCGAAAAAAACCATTGCAGCTGATCACCATGATTCAGACGACGAGCGAGTACCACAGCAGAAGCAGCAGCACTTTAGCACGGAGACAGTTGATTCTGATGATGGCGGTGAACAAGATGAGGAAGATGATTCGGCGGCTGTAAAGCGAACAACAACAGTTGTTCCTGTGTCTGCACCTGTCACCGTGACTGTAGAAGCTCCTAAGAAGAAGATCGTAAAGAAGGTGGTGGCTTGAAAATATGTGACTTGAAAATATGTGACTTGAAAACATGTGGTTTAAAACATGTGGTTTAAAATATGTGGTTTAAAATTTACGAACGCCGCGTTTAAAAAATAAAAGAAAAAACAAATAAAAGAAAATATAAAGGAAAAAATGAATTATTTTTTTTGGAAAAATTATTATCTTTGTATATAATATAAATAGAATAAAATGAGCACTCCCGACCTTAAGTTACCCACCTTGGAGAAGATCTTCGATAAACTCGTTTCAAAAAGAGTTAGTAAAGCTAAACAAGATGATTTAGTT